ATGACAAAGCGGCAAATAGAATGGGAGGCGGTGGCGCGCGATTATCATGCGAGCGAGATTGCGGTGGCGGAGCTGGCGCGCAAGTATGGGCTGGCGCCGATCACAATTTATGCGAAGGCGAAGCGCGAAGGCTGGGCGCGGCCAGGCCCCATTGCTGCGGCGGAATCGGTCAATCAGCCGGTGCGACCTGCAATTGTCAGACGGGCACACAAACGCCGCGTGAAGCCGCCTGAAAATATCAATGCCAGCCGTGCGCTGGGGCGGATGATGGGGATTGTCAACCGGCTGGCGGATGAGCTGGAGCAGCATCTGGATTTTTCCGAGAAGCCAGGCATGAGCGCCACGGACAAAAAAGGCGCGGCGGATATTCTGACATCTCTGGCGCGGGCGCTGGAAAAATTGACGGTGCTGGAGCGTGAAGCCACGGTCAGCAGGCAGATGACAGAAAACAAGGGACAGATGGAAAATATGGCGGGGGCGGAGGATGGCTGGGATGAAGTACAATGCCGTCTGGCTCGCCTCGCTGCCGCAAAAGCAGAGGGATGACATTCTTGACGCGCTTTCTTCGGATGTCCGTAGACAGATCAATTGGCAGTGGCCGTTCTGGGCGCGCGAGGATCAATTGCCGCCGGATGGCAAATGGGTGAGCTGGTTGTTGCTGGGCGGCCGGGGTGCGGGCAAAACCCGCGCCGGGGCAGAATGGGTGCGGGCCTCTGTTGCGGGCAAGACGCCGCTGGGGCGCGGGCAGCGGTCACGCATTGCGCTGATCGGGGAAACCATCAGTGCGGCGCGCGATGTGATGGTGGAAGGCGAAAGCGGCATTCTGGCCATTTCGCCGCCCTGGGCGCGGCCAAAATATGAAGCCACGAAACGGCGTGTGATCTGGCCCAATGGGGCGCAGGCGCAACTGTTTTCAGCCGAAGACCCGGATGGGTTGCGCGGCCCGCAATTTGATGGGGCGTGGGCGGATGAACTGAGCAAATGGCGCCATAGGCGCGAAACCTGGGACATGCTGCAATTCGGATTGCGGCTGGGGGCCGATCCGCGCCAGGTGATCACCACGACCCCGCGCCCGGTACGCCTGTTGCGCGATCTGCTGGCGGACGCCAATACGGTGGTGTCGCGCGCGACGAGTTACGCCAATGCGGCCAATCTGGCGCCGCAGTTTTTTGAACGCATTACCGCGCAGTATGAAGGCACGCGGCTGGGCCGCCAGGAATTAATGGCGGAACTGCTGGAGGATAATCCGGATGCGCTGTGGAACCGCGGGCAGATCGACGCCTGCCGGGTTAGCGCGGCGGCGGATATGGCGCGCATCGTGGTGGCGGTTGATCCGCCCGCAACAAGTACGGTGAATAGTGACACTTGCGGGATTATTGTGGCTGGGCTGGGCGTGGATGGGCATGGTTATGTGCTGGCGGATTATTCCGTACAAGGCGTATCTCCGCATATCTGGGCCAGCCGCGCGATTGCGGCCTACCGGGATTTTCAGGCGGACCGTCTGGTGGCCGAGGTCAATCAGGGCGGCGACATGGTGGAGGCGGTGATCCGTCAGGTGGATGCGAACGCACCCGTGCGATGTGTGCGCGCCAGCCGAGGCAAGGCCGCGCGCGCCGAGCCGGTATCGGCGCTGTATGAACAAAGCCGGGTGCATCATGTGGGGGCATTGCCGGCACTGGAAGATGAGATGGCGGAATTTACCCGGGGCTTTAACCGCAGCGTTGCGGGATGGAGCCCGGACCGGGTGGATGCGCTGGTCTGGGCATTGAGCGATTTAATGCTGACCGGAGAAGCGGGTGAACCGCGTGTGCAGCGATTATAATTAAAGAAAGGAACCAGCGTGAGGGACACATTCAGCATTTTGCGGCGGCTAGGTTTTCGATCCGAGGTGGCGACCAAGCAAAGCGTTGCGGGATCCCTGATTGCGCTGCATAACCAGGGGGCGCCCGTTTGGACGCCGCGCCATTATGGCGATCTGGCGCATGAGGGCTTTGCGCGCAATGCGATTGCCTATCGCTGTGTACGGATGATCAGCGAAACGGCCGCCGCTGTGCCGTGGGTTCTGTATGAAGGCGCAGGCAGGCGGGAGCGGGAGCTGGACACGCATCCATTATTGGAACTTCTGGCGCGGCCCAACCCGTTGCAGAGCGGCGCTGAATTAAGGGAAGCCTGGTTCGGATTTTTGCAGATTGCCGGCAACGCCTATCTTGAGGCGGCGGAACTGCGCGGGGCGGTGCGTGAATTATATGTGCTGCGCCCGGACCGGATGAAGGTCGTGCCGGGCGCGCGGGGATGGCCTGCGGCTTATGAATATTCCGCAGGCGGAAAGCCGGTGCGCTTTGAAATGGATGCTTTGCGCGGGCGGCTGCCGATCTTGCACATGAAGCTGTTTCATCCCGGCAATGATCATTATGGATTTTCGCCAATTGAGGCGGCGGCGCTGGGCATTGATCTGCACAATGCGGCGGCGGGGTGGAACAAGGCGCTGCTGGATAATGGCGCGCGTCCATCGGGCGCGCTGATTTATCATGGTACGGATGGAAGTGCGAATCTGAGCCAGGACCAGGTGACGCGGCTGAAACAGGAATTGTCGGACAATTATCAGGGCGCGTCCAATGCGGGACGGCCTTTGTTATTGGAGGGCGGGCTGGACTGGAAGGAAATGTCATTTAACCCGAAAGATATGGATTTCATTCAGTCCAAACATGTGGCGGCGCGCGAAATTGCGCTGGCGTTCGGGGTGCCGCCGATGTTGCTGGGCATTCAGGGGGACAATACCTACGCCAATTACAAGGAAGCCAATCTGGCGTTTCACCGGCAGACGATTTTGCCGCTGGTGGGCAAGGCGTGCGCCGCGCTGAACCAGTGGTTGGGGCCGCGCTTCGGGGCGGGGCTGCGGCTGTGGTATGATGCGGATCAGATTGAGGCGCTGTCGGTCGACCGTGATGGATTGTGGGAGCGGGTGCGCGCGGCGGATTTTCTGACCATCAATGAAAAGCGCGCGGCCACCGGATATGCGCCGGTGGCGGATGGGGACAGGCTTTCCGATTTTAAGAACAAATCATAAACATGGGTGGCGATATGAGCGCGATTGAGGGTTTGGGAAAGTCCGGCTGGGGCATTGACCGCCGGGTGCCGTTGATGCTGTTTGTGCTGCTGGGGGTACAGATCGGCACGGCGCTGATCTGGGCGGGCAGTATAAGCGAGCGGGTGTCGCGGCTGGAAGGCGTGATGGCGGTGCAGGCCGACATGGCTGAGCGGCTGGTGCGCCAGGAGGAAAAACTGCGTCATGTGCTGGAGGCGCTGGCGCGCATTGAGGCGAAGCTGGACCGGATGGAGGGGGGATAGGGGGTGTAGGGCGATTACCGCCGACGAGCAGCAAGTTTAACAACGTCTTAATATAAACACTTGACAATTACAGCGAATCTGAACTGCAAGAAAACCACTGGGTCTTGCAGTGTTAGCTGTGGATGTATATGTTCATCGGATAAATTACGGGCATCACCCGCTAGACAGTGTGAGACACCTAATGAAATCACAGACAAAGGATAAGATTAGACGGGCCGGGCGAGAACGTCTGAAGACATCTGTTTCTGATGGACGGTTGGTGGTTGACGCAGCTTCATCTAGTTTGAAGAGAGGTTTTTTGCGAGGGATTAGCGCACAGGCCCACATGGTAATGCCTCCGGTGTCTGCCCCCGCTTATAAAGGTAGAGGTTTAGCTGGAGATTGGGAGAAGGTTGGCGGAGACTTTTGGTCAGCCCTGGAAGATTATCAGTATAGGAAATGAATGATGCCCAACCTGAACAGCTTGGGCGCTCCGTCTCCGTCAACAAGCAGATGGAAGAAGACGGTCTAATTGAGGCGCTTGAGGAAGGACTTGATCCTGTCCTTAAAGGCGCCAGCCTCAAACCAGAAACAAAGAAAAAGATTGTTGCCAGTGTCGTGCGTACTGTGGAGCAGTACGAGACGTATCATGGGCCACTGCCCCATCCAGCGCACTTGGCGGGATATGAGAATGTCCTTAATGGCGCAGCAAATCGTATCATCAGCATGGCTGAAAAAGAGCAGATTCACAGGCAAGAACTTGAGAAAAGGGTTTTAAGGTGGAGCGCCTTTGGTGATGTTTTTGGGCAGGTGAGCGGGCTTTTGGTGAGCTTTGGCTTTATCGCGGGCGCCGCATATTGCGCATATGTTGGCGTATGGGAGATAGGCGTGGCAATGGTGGGGGCTGGCGCTGCGGGGATCATTTCCGCTTTGGTTCAGGGTGTAAAAAAATCCAGTGAAACACGAGCGCCGGCCGAGGTAAAAAAGACGCCTGCAAAAAAGGCGCGGCAAAGGAACTGATGCTTATTGCGGACGCCCAAGGATTGAACGACAACTATAAAAATAACGACGCGCAGTAGTTTACATCGATAGATAATTAGCTCCGGAGCCCGTCATGCATTTATCAGTTACACCCGAAGCCGCCATGTTTCGCGAAGAGGTGCGGGGGTTCATTAGAGAGAACCTGCCAGCGGAAATGGTGGAGCATGGCGGGGGCGTGTTTTCGTCCAACAAGGCGCATATAAAATATTGGCAGCGGGCGCTGTATGAAAAAGGCTGGGGGGCGCCGGGCTGGCCGGTGGAATATGGCGGCGCGGGCTGGAGCGCGACGCAGAAATATATTTTCGATGAGGAGATGCATGTTGCCGGGGCGCCGCGCGCGCTGCCTTATGGGACATCAATGGTCGGGCCGGTGATTTATACCTTTGGGTCAGACGCGCAAAAGCGGCGGCATCTGCCGGGGATATTGAGCGGGGATGTGTGGTGGTGCCAGGGTTATTCTGAACCGGGTGCGGGATCAGACCTGGCGGCGGTCAAGATGGCGGCGGTGCGCGACGGGGATTTTTATGTCGTCAACGGGCAGAAGGCCTGGACCAGTTTTGCGCATATGTCGGACTGGATTTTTTGTCTGGTGCGCACGGGCGGCGGCGGGACCAAGCCGCAGGAAGGGATTTCGTTTCTGCTGCTCGATCTGAAAACGCCGGGGATTGAAGTGAGGCCGGTGATTTCGATCGATGGCGAGCATCATCTGAATGAGACTTTTTACACCGATGTGCGGGTGCCGGTGGAAAACCGCGTTGGGGAAGAAGGCATGGGCTGGACCTATGCCAAATTTCTGTTGCAGCATGAACGCACGGCGATTGCAGGGGTGACGGCGTCGCGTCTGGCGCTGGAGCGGTTGCGCGCGGTTGTGTCCGTGCCGCTTGACGGTGGTGTGGCGCTGATCAAGGATGCGGCATTCCGGCGCAAGCTTTCGGAAATTGCGATCAAGTTGCGCGGGCTTGAATATACCGATCTTCGGGGGCTTTGCGATCTGGAGGCGGGCAGGCCGGTTGGCGCGGAAACGTCGATGCTGAAAATTTATGGCAGTGAAGTGCAGCAGGGCCTGCAGGAGCTGGCGCTGGAGGCGGCGGGATATTATGGCGCGCAGTTTGGGGCGCCGGCGCGCGAATATCTGTTTGGACGCGCCGCGTCGATCTATGGCGGGACGAATGAGATACAGCGCGGCGTGATCGCCAAGGGTGTGCTGGGGTTGTGAGGCTTACTAATTGATTTGGGCCCCCCTCACCCCAACCCTCTCCCACAAGGGGAGAGCTGCATGCAATGAACGAAGTTTCATATGCGATAGCCCTGCCTTTTAGGGGAAGGGAGAAGAAATTTTACAGCGCTCCAACCGGGGCGCTTTTTTTATGTCTGGAGACAAGATGCATACAGACGCAAACTTGGAAATGAAGCTGGCGCGCGGCGATATGCGGGTCATTGGCGATGACGGCGTTATTGAGGGTTATGCCAGCGTGTTTGGCAACACCGACACGGGCGGTGACCGGGTGGCGCCGGGCGCGTTCAGAAATTCGCTGATTGAGCGGCCCGCAGAGCAGGTGCGTATGCTGTGGCAGCACGATCCCAATGAACCCATTGGTGTGTGGGAGCAGATTTCAGAAGACGCATATGGTCTGCTGGTGCGCGGGCGCATTCTGGCGGATGTAGCGCGCGGGCGCGAGGTACTGTCATTGTTGCGCGCAGGCGCCATTGACGGGCTGTCAATCGGATTCAGAACCGTTCGTGCACGGATGGATGAAGGCCTGGGGATTCGCACGCTTCTGGAAATTGATTTATGGGAAATTTCCGTTGTGACATTTCCAATGAATGAGGCAGCGCGGGTGGCCGGTGTCAAACAGATTGCCACACTGCGCGATTTTGAGAATTTCCTGCGGGATGCAGGAGGCTATAGCCGGAGCGAAGCCAAGCGCATAGCAGCGCACGGCTATCATACGGCAGGAAATCAGCGGGACGCTGATCAGGAATTACGTGAACTTGCCCATGCCATAAGGCAGGCAGCAAACAGCATGCAACCATGAGGAATGAAATGAACCAGAATAGCAATGAGTCGCCGGTATCGCGTGAAGTGAAGGCAGAGTTTGGCAGCTTTCAGCGCACATTCGAGGCGTATAAGGCCACCAATGATAAAAGTCTGAATGAAATAAAATCCCGGCTGGGCGAGGACGTTCTTACCCGCGAACAGCTGGCCCGGATCAACCAGGAGCTGGATGAGCACAAGCAGCGTCTGGATGAAATGATGCTGTCGAATGCGCGGCCGGATTTTGCATCCGATAGCGCGCCGCGCAGTGCGTATGAACGCGAGCACAAAGCAGGCTTTGACCGCTATATGCGCAGGGGCGATGAGGCGGGGCTGGTGGCGCTGGAAGGCAAGGCGCTGTCGGTGGGCGTCAGTGCGGATGGCGGTTTTCTGGTGACGCCGGAAACAGAGCGTCAGATTGACCGGCTGCTGTCGGTGGCGTCGCCCATTCGATCCATTGCCGGTGTACAGAAAATCAGCGGTAATGTGTACAAGAAGCCGTTTGCCACGACAAGCACAAGTACGGGCTGGGTTGGAGAAACCGCAGCGCGTCCGCAAACCACAACGCCAAATCTGGTGGAGCTGAGTTTTCCAGCAATGGAAATTTATGCAATGCCATCGGCGACGCAAACTATTCTGGATGATACGGCGGTGGATACCGAAGCCTGGCTGGCGGAAGAAGTGCAGATCATATTTGCCGAGCAGGAAAGCCTGGCCTTTGTCAGCGGCGATGGCGTGAACAAGCCGAAAGGTTTTCTGGCCTATACCAATGTGGCGAACGCATCCTGGACATGGGGCAATGTGGGTTATCTGGCGACGGGCGTTTCTGGCGCATTTGCGGCCAGCAATCCAAGTGATGCGCTGGTCAATCTGATCTACACGCTGAAGCAGGGTTACCGGGCGAATGCCAACTGGGTGCTGAACCGCACTGTGCAGGCGGATATTCGCAAGTTCAAGGATGCCAACGGGATGTATCTGTGGCAGCCATCGGTGGTGGCGGGACAGCCCTCAACCCTGATGGGCTATCCAGTCACGGAATCCGAAGACATGCCAAGCCTGGCGGCCAACAGTTTCAGCATTGCGTTTGGCGATTTCAAGCGCGGCTATCTGGTGGTGGACCGTCTGGGCATTCGTGTGCTGCGTGATCCGTATACGGCCAAACCCTATGTGCTGTTCTATACGACCAAGCGCGTTGGCGGGGGCATACAGAATTTCGAGGCCATCAAGCTGCTGAAATTCGGCGTTTCGTAGGACGGAAGACAGAGGACGGAGGGCGGGACGCAGGTTCCGCCCTTAATTTTTGCAAAATGAGGAGCAGAATATGGCCTGGGGATCAAAAACCGCGTTCACCGATCAGACTCTGATCAACAATACGGTGGAGGAATATCTTGCCAGCGTGACTTTGAACCCGCGCGAGCTATGTCATGTGCAATTGAAGATCGACAATGAACATGCCAGCGCCGTGACCGACAGTCTGCAGGTGTCGGTCTATACCACGCTGGATGCATCGAGCGAGGTCTGGGACACATTCCCGTTCATGCAGTTCACTATTAAGCCCGCCACCATCAATGCGGAATATTTCGCCTTCACGATCATGGGGGTGCGCAAATTCCGCATCGGGGGGCTGAGCACCGGGGCCACCAACACCTATACGATGGGTGGCGCCTATATGATGGATGGGGTGAACGCGTGACAGAGGACAGAGAACAAAGGACAGACGGTAGAGGACAGACGGCAGAGGACAGAAAAAACTGTCTTCCGTTCTCTGTTCTCTGTTCTCTGTCATCCGCTATCTGTCTTCTGATCTCCGGATGCGGCACCGCCTATCCCGGCAGCCCACAGGCATGCAGCGGAATAAATGAAGCGGCGATTGTCTATAATGCGAAGACCGGACAGGTGGACGCCAAACTGTGCGGGGGCAAGGAAAACGATCATGTAAAGCTGTCCGGGAAAACACCGGCCGGACTTGAGTTTCATTATGAGGCCGAAGGCGCCACGGCATTTGCAGGGCAGATGACCCAGGCGGAGTTGAGCCAGGCCTTATGA